GCAGCACATCAATATCAAGTTTAGATACGTCGAGCGTTGCTGTGACAATCGGCGCTCCATCCTTGCCGGTCAGTTCCTGCCGGACGGTTTCTGACCAGCGCATCTGGGCTTTCGTCCACCAGATCATCGCTGTGGTGTCCTGCCCCACCGTGGCCTTGTTGAACAAGGTTTTAGCCACCGCTGCGCTTGCTTGCGCCTTGCCCAGTCCAAGCTCAAGGTCGTAATGCTTGCGGAGCGTCTCAGGAGCGATCCCAATCAGCGCGGCTATCTGGTCTTGAGGCAAGCCGAGCCCACTAGCACTCTGTGCTTGTTGCCTTTGTTTTTCCGTCGGTTTGTGCGGTTTGTATGACATTCTTTTTAAGTAAGCGAAATTATGCTGCTTTCTCTAATGAAATGAATGGCTTGCCAGTTTGGTTGAGTTCAATAACATTATTTAGAATTGGAGCGGGTGGATCGGTGTCGCTCCGTCGCTGTTCTGGCTGGAGGCCAGTCATCGCCTGCCGGTATCGCGCATCCCGCACCGGATCCCCACGTATCCACGCCGCAGTCACCCCCCAGTTCAGCCCGTACTGCTCGCACAGCGCCTTCATGGATTTCCCGTCAGCCAGCCACGCCGCTATGTACTCAATCGCAGCCTCCTCCGCAGGTACGTCAGGCTTCCCCTGTCCGCATTCAAGCACGAAGTCAGTCAGCAATGCAGCTCCGTTGGCGTAGGTAAGTCGGCTCGACATGCTCCGCTTATATACCAAAATTCGGGGGGGCGCAAATGGAGGTCCACGTTGCCGACCTCCACCTCCGCCTAGCTACCGGCCGGTGGGCGCATTGCTGGCAATTGATAACAATTCTCATCGCTGTAGTTGCCTAGGCAAGTATCGCTGTCTGGACTGTCTGAAGAAAACGCTTCTAACACACAGGACACAAAAGAGAGAGAAAACTAGTAATCAATTCTGCTTGCTCGCGCGATATGGCAGACATTCCAGACACTACTGACAATTGCCTGACAGTGTTGTCTGGGTTGTCTGTGGTTGTCTGATATAACACTGGCACGCTTGATGCATGCATACCGCTTTGCAATCACATAGTGACGTGCAGCGTCACATTGTGTAATAATACGTAGCGCTATGCATATTGCATGCCATATTGCCATGGATTGTGTAAGTGTATGAATGCATAGCGATAAGGATATAATATTGTCAATCATGGCAGTCTGGCACATCAATTGCATTGCTTACCAGTGAGCAGCGCAGATAACCCAAAACGGAGACAGACACATGAAAGCAGCTGAGTTTGAAAGCCTGAGAGACGCCGCGATATATCGCAAGAATCACGGTGGCTGGCTTTTTGTAACAGATAGGTGTGAAGCGTTCTGGTTCGATGCAAGCGTATATACGCCAAGCGTAATCATGCTGCACGGACTGGTGCGAGGGAAAAACGGCACATTGCATTGCGACAATCGCTACATCAATTCGCAAGTATAAATACCGCCAACTGAGGAGAATGAAATGAACGCACAAGACCTGATAGCGAACCTGAAAGCCACGAATAATGGCTACCTGTTCGCGCCGACTAACGCCGAACTTGCCACTGCAAGACTGCACCCTGAACTGTTCACCGTTTCATTCCAAGGGACTATCAGCCCGAAAGGCTTTGTGTTCGAACGGTATTCGGTAACACCAGCTCCGCGTATCAGCCACGCTCGCGATGACTTTGACTATGAAGGTGCAATCATGGCCCGCCAGCGTATCGAATACTAATTCCACTGCCACTGCTAAAAATGTCGTTGTGGCTCTGTACGCCAAAGGTGCTGCGAAAAAAGACACGTCCGGCTTTGTTGTCGGCTAATAAACACATGCACAAGATCTAATGCGATGTATTACGCAAAAACGCACTAAACCGGGGGCTTAGGAATACGCCGCCAGAGCGACTCTGGCAAATTTTAGGGGATAAAAATGAGAATCAAAATTTGTAGTGACAACCGCGTCAAAATTTACGCCGCCATCATCGCAATCAACGGCAAGCCTTTGGTCCATACCGCCGATGTGTCCGAAATCGAGGGGCTAGCGATTGACATGCAAAACCAACTCACCGATTTGTCGATTATAAAAAAATTCCAGATTGGCGCAACGGCATCCGGCATGTCCGGTGGCAACGTCCCGGCAGCATACAAATACAGTCGCATTGTGAATAAGTTTCAGATTGAGCGCGGCGCGTCAGATTGGTTTTTAATTGATGTCAAGCGCGTCGAGATTTACGGCAACGCCAGCAAAAGTCGCTTGTGCCTGACTCCTGCGCAACGCGACATTGCAATCGCAAAATTTACCGCGCAGTTTTCGGTGCAGCCGGTTGTTGCTCTGGCGGTGGCAGCATGAGCAGCGAAAACGAAGCACACGGAGACGAGGATTGACAAAGGAAAGATCATGAAAAGCTACACGACAGCAAAATGGTACTTGGGCACGCATGACCACGCCGATTTTACTATCTGGGCCAACGCTGGCACGGACAACATTGGCACGATCAATAAGCAAGCCAACGCTGCCCGCATCGTCGCCTGCGTGAACGCCTGCTCCGACATGGCAGACCAGGCGGTGGAAATCGCAGCCCTGCGCGCCCAGAATGCGGAACTGTGCAAGGCTTTGCAGTTTGTCCTTGACGATGCGAACTCGACAATCGACTATGAGACGCAGATTGTTTCACGCGCAGCCTTGGCGAAGGGGGAACGGTCGTGAAAGTTTCTGCGCTCGATCACTATTCTGGAAGCTGGATTATCGTGAACCGCGCAACCGGACAAGCCGTGCTGGAAACTTACCAGCAATCGGTTGCTGAAAAAGTGAACCAGTCAAAATATGAAGTGCTGACCGCGCTGCAATATCTGGTCAGATTTAACAAGGAAGCGCAATCATGAAACCCGCGAAGAATCCCGCCGCGCAGTCCCTGGGCAGGCTAGGCGGACTCGCCACAGCATCCGGCATGACCGACGCCCAGCGCAAGGATCGCGCAACCGGAGCCGCTGCGAAACGCTGGGCGGGGCATGTCAAGGTGGCGCGGGGGAAACGGAAAGCTAATCCCCAGGCCGCAACTGCAGCGCATTCTCCCGACGAACCCTGATTTCCTCGATCACTTCCTCCCGCCTTTCGCGTTCCTGGGTTGCGCGTAGGCGGAATTTTTTATGTACGGCGGGATTCACTTCCCAGTGTGACGGCAATTTGTCCTGATTGATCTTTGCCTGCGGGGCCTTGACAACCCAGCCCGCATTCTCAAGGGTCACGTACAGCCCAGCCTTTTCAGCCTGCGACAGCATCGCCCATGCGTTGAAGTGTGGCCGCGTCACGTGGTCACGATGCGAAAGCGTGTGTATTTCGTGCGCTAGGATGTAGTTGGCGATTTTCAGCGCGAACGATGAACCGCCAGCGCCAAGCACGTCAAGGTAAAACTCCTGCAAGTGCGAATACTGCCAGTGCAGCAGCAGATCAGATACTCGCCCTGCCGTGTCTGCACTGATTGATTCTGATTGGCCTGGATGCTGGCCGTACTGTGCGAGATGGATCAGGTGAAACAGGCAGCAAAGCCGGGGAAACAATCCCTCCCATTTGCGCAGCGCGGACGCCATTGATCCGGGAATGTCGGGGGCACTAGCCAGCGCATTGGCTTTAGCCTGGAACTCCATCCGCAGCGCATAGGCATCAGGGGAAAACCGTATCGGCTGATCCGGCATGGCGACCTGTTCGCGCAGCCCGTTCAGCACGGCGAGATAGGCGGACTCTGCGGCAAAGTCAGGAAGTCGGTCCTCATCATCACCCGCTGGCCGCACATTGCAGATCATAAAACGCTGCAGCAGGCCATCCTCAGCCATATCGGCCATTTTCGCCTTCAAGCTGGTAGGCGTCAGGCACCCGGCAATGGAGGCGTCCCAGTTTGGCACGGTCATGAAATTGCCGACGCGGCCTATTTTCTTGGTCCCGCCATTGTGCAACTCAAGGATGCTGTAACGATCCCCGGATGCCCCCTTGGCGCTGTATCGGTCCAAATCGGCAATCGTGCCGGCGAACTCATCGCGGTAGATCAGGATTCCGCGTGGTGAGTCCAGCAGGGCGGAGCGAATGGCCTCAACCGTGAAGTCATTCAGCATAATCTGCTCGGAAAGCGGTTTTTCAGGTTCCTCCGGCCTTGGAAGCCCGTTTTTTACCGCATTTCTGCGTGTTTCCGCGTATTGCTCCATCGCATAGGTGTGATTTTTCATACGGTCGCCGTATGTGCGCGTCAAAGCAGCGTCTATTTTGCTGACCGGCTTAAGCCCAGCCTCGACAAGCCATGTTTTTTTGGTGGCACTAGCGCCGACCGCCAGCCCCCAAAAACAGGGCCGCTCGTGCCACTTCGTGTCGTGCAGCTTGGGCGTGCAGTAAAAGGCACCATCTGCCAGGCCCGCACAGGCCGCAAGAACACCTATCGCCACAGCGCCGGGGTCGCCGCCCATTCTCGCCGCCACATCGGCTGTAAATGCCCCTAACGGGCCAGGAAGCCAAGCCGGGTTAAATGGCAGACCTTCGTACAGTTTTGTGGACAGGTCTAGTGGATCGCCCCACAGGGCCTCCGCTGCGGCCTTAGATGGCCTATCGAAATGTTCTCGCGGGATTGCCACATAATCGCCGTGCGATCCGCTTAAAGGTCCGTCTGGAGCGTCTGAGAGCCATTCCGGCGGCTCGCCCTGCTTCGGCTCATGCAGCCCAATATCGGGTTCCTCGTCGTCGGGATGCCCCGCAAGGGAGGACGAGTCAGGGCTATCAGTGCCGCCAAGCACTGCCCGCGACGAGGAATTCTGTGATTCTACCGTATTTTCCGGCGCATCCGACGCATCCGGCGCATCCGGCCACGGAACCGCCGCAGCCTTGAGCCATGCAAGCAATTCCGCCTGATCGGCCCACGGATGGCTCGCCACCGTCCAGCCGTCCGGGCGATCGGCGTCCGGCCAGCATATCTTGCCCACGCATCCCATGCCGCGTAGCCGGAGCATCAGCCGGAGTTCCTCGCCAATCGGCTTGCCGCCGACAATGACCACGCTGCGCCCTGCGAGCGGGGCCCAGTCGGTCAGGTCGATGGCCTCGGCATCATCGACTAGATCCGCGCCGACGTAGGCGACAGCGGCGACCGGCAGCTTGTCCAAGAGGGCGTTGAGAACATCCGCCGCCGCCTGCCCTTGGCAAACCACAACTTGGTACTCGGCATTGGCCTCGGCATACCGCAGCCCGTAGAGCTGATTCAGTGTTGGCACTGGTGCCTGCGCTGTGCGCGCATACGCGGCTGGTTGCATCGTCCTCCCGTGGCGGTTTTTTATTCTTGCGCTGGCGCTGGCGTATCTGCTGCGTCTAGTTGATCCCATGAGCGCCCATGCCTGTATTCAGCAATGCGCGCAAATGTTATCTCGGTTTTCGGTGCCCATTCGCGCAAACCGTCGATGAAACCGGCAATCTCCGGCGCGGCTGCGCGGCGTTGTTCCTTGTTCATATCTTCCCCATGAATTCTATGCACTCATCGAGCGAGTGGCAGCAAAAACTCACGCCGCCTGCCTTTGCAATATCGTCAATGAATTTCTTCTGGTGATCGGCAAGCACGCCGCCTGCGGACTTGACTTCAACCGCAAGCGTTCGCCCATCACGCAGGACACCCATAATGTCAGACATGCCCCGCGCTGTGTTCGCCCGAATGTACCTACTTCCTTCCTTGAAGGTGCCGGAATTCTGCCTCCAGCACATGCGCACTGAAGGATGTTTTTTCAGGTAGGCAATGCACGCCTTGAGAATTTCCGCCTCGCTCATGCCTTCTGCCAATCTGCGAACTCGCGGTTTCGGCATCGCCTTGTTGTTGAGCCATTTGCCCGGAACTTCCTTGCCGGTAAATTTGCCGTAGAACTTCAGCGCAGCATCGTTGGCGCGAAGCTGATCGGCGAAGGAAATGCGGGTCTTGCGGGTCATTTGCCAGTCACGATCTGTCGCACGCGCTGGCGAGTTATCTTGTACTTGCGACCGATATCAGCCATTGATGCGCCGTCAGCCTGAAGGGCTAACATCGCGGCTCGCCTGGTGCGCCACTTGTCGAGTAAATTCTGGTGTTTTTTCTTCATGGCCGGGAGTATGCTACGGAAAGACTTTACGCGCAACTGAAAATAAATGTTGACAAGTCTTCCCGAACGGAATTATGCTTCAGCCATCGAAACGCAACAGGGGCAGCAAAGTGACAAAGCGCATCCGCAAGCAAGTAACCTGCAACTGTGACGCATACGCATGGCCTCACCGCGAATTCGGCGGCGCATGCGAAGGCGATATGAGCGACTGCACATGCTACGTGCCGCATGCAGGACCGCGTGATACTGAGCCGCCGGAATTGAAGCGCGACAAGTGGTGCCCGATTCACGGGCAGGACGCTGACTACCTGCGCGACCGCAGGATTGATGACGAAATGACGGGAGACTGGAAATGAAACTGACGCTGAGCAAGCAAGAAATTGAAGTGGTGCTGATCGAACATGCGACCAAGCTGGGGCTGAAGTTCAACGAAGTGGAATGGGATGCTGGATACAGCACGATTCACGGCGCTACTCTGGAATGGACTGACCTGCCGCCGGAGAAGGCGGAGGAAGAATGAGCCGCATCCTTGGTTCTCTATTCTGCCTGATCCGCCGTAATCACGCATGGAGAAGGCTGCGCAAGGGCGAATGGCGCGGAGTGGGATTTGCAGATATCAGTCCGCTGGCGTGTCGCATCTGCGGGACGTGCGGCAAGGTTAAAGAGGTCAAGCGCAGGGTGAAGGAGGTTGCCAAATGACCATCCGAACATATGCCGACCTAATCCAAGGCTCCGAGGAATGGCTGGCTGCACGCTGTGGCCTGCTGACCGCCAGCGAAGTGAAGCTGATCGTCACGCCTGCCACGCTGAAGCCTGCATCCAACGACAAGGAACGGGCGCACATGTACGAACTGCTAGGCCAGCGCATCACCAACTACGTTCCGCCTGCCTACGTTGGCGACGACATGCTGCGCGGGTTGCAGGACGAGATTGACGCTCTGGAACTGTATGCCAAGACCTACGCCCCGATTGAGCGCATTGGCTTCATGACAAACGACAAATGGGGCTTTGTCATAGGCTATTCACCGGACGCGTTGGTAGGCACAGATGGGCAAGTCGAGTGCAAGTCCCGCAATCAGAAACTGCAAATCAAGACGCTGGTGGATTACGTGTCTGCCGGTACGATTGATCCAGACTTCATGATTCAGGTGCAGACGGGATTGCTGGTAAGCGAGCGAGCATGGTGCGATCTGGTGAGCTACTGCGGCGGATTGCCAATGGCAACGGTGCGGGTTTATCCTGACGCTAAGATTCAGGAGGCCATTATTGCAGCAGCGGAAGCATTTGAGGCTCGCATGGTCTATGCAAAGGAAAAGTTCGATTCCGTGATGGCGTCACCTGTGCCACGGCTGATTCCGACCGAACGCAAGATTTACGAGGAGATGGTATGAGCGATATGTCGGCAGTGATTATTCCAAAATCGGACCAAAAAAACGCCGATGATTTACTGGCCGGTCCACTGACCATCAAGATAACCAGCGTGACAATTCGTCCTGGCACTGAACAGCCCATTTCCGTGTTCTTTGAAGGCGACGAAGGCAAGCCGTGGAAGCCGTGCAAATCGATGGCGCGTGTCATGGTCACAGCATGGGGGGCTGACTCAAAGCAATACGTTGGGCGCTCCCTGACCCTGTACTGCGACAAGTCCGTGAAGTGGGGCGGCATGGAAGTTGGAGGTATCCGCATCAGCCACATGTCAGACATTGATTCAACGCTCACGATGGCCCTGACTGCGACACGGGGCAACAAGAAGCCGTTCACGGTTAAGCCACTCAGGGTTGAACCTGTCGAGGATTACGCTGGCGAACTGGCATCTGCAAAGACGCTAGAGCAGTTGGGCGCAATCTGGAAGGGCATCCCCAAGGAGTTAAAGCCGACACACGAAGCGGCCAAGGATGCGCGTAAGCTGGCATTGCAGGCACCAGTGGACTCGCAGCCTGCCGACGACTTCGCCGCCGAATATTCCGCCGCCGAGAAAACGATATGACCGCCCGCCTGCAATCCATCGCGGCGGCGAAGGAGGATGGGAAGTGAGCGACTACGCGGAGTTCCTAGCGCGCAAGGCCGCTGTTGACCCTGCTACCGGGCTGGATGTTGTCCCGGCATTGAATCCTGCGCTGTTCGACTTCCAGCGAGATATCGTCACATGGGCATTGCGCCGTGGCCGTGCTGCGATCTTCGCCGACTGCGGGTTAGGCAAAACGCCGATGCAGTTGGAATGGGCGCGGCATGTTCCTGGCGAGGTCCTGATTCTTGCTCCGCTGGCCGTGTCGTCGCAGACCGTGCGCGAAGGGCAGAAGTTCGGCGTGCCGGTCTGCTATGCGCGCAGCGACGATCAAATAACCGAGCGCATCACGATCACGAATTACGAGATGCTCGATCATTTTGACATTGGCCGGTTCAACGGAGTGGTGCTGGATGAAAGTTCGATTCTCAAAAGTTACACGGGCAAGATTCGTACACAAATCATTGATGGATTCGCCCAAACTCCGTTCCGGCTTGCTTGCACGGCGACGCCTGCGCCGAACGATTACATGGAGCTTGGCAACCATTCGCAGTTTCTCGGGGTGATGAGTTACACCGAAATGCTCTCCATGTTTTTCGTGCATGACGGCGGCGAGACTCAGAAATGGAGATTGAAGGGACACGCCGAGGCCGACTTCTGGAAATGGCTTTGCTCATGGGCCGTGATGATTCGCAAGCCATCCGACTTAGGATATGACGATGGCGATTTCACCTTGCCGGAAATGATTATGCATCAGGTCACGGTCAAGGTTGACGAGCCGACGAGCGGCTTTCTGTTTCCTGTCGAAGCGCAGACGTTGCAGGAAAGGCTTGGTGCGCGCAGGGATACGATTGAGGAACGTGTCCAGCATTGCGCCGCCGTGGTCAATGCGACCGATGAGCCATTCCTTGTATGGTGCAATCTGAACAGTGAAAGCGATGCGCTGCGTAAATCGATCACCGATGCTGTCGAAGTGAAAGGTTCAGATTCCAGCGAGCATAAGGAAAAATCGCTAATCGGATTCTCAGATGGGTCAATCCGCAGCCTAGTTACGAAACCGTCCATCGCTGGATTCGGCATGAATTGGCAGCATTGCGCGAACATGGCATTCGTCGGGCTGTCGGATTCATACGAGCAGTTTTACCAGGCTGTTCGCCGGTGCTGGCGCTTCGGGCAAAAGAAGCCGGTCAACGTGTACGTCATCACGGCGGAGACTGAGGGCGCAGTCGTCCAGAACATCAAGCGCAAGGAATCGGAGGCAATGGCGATGGCTGAAAACATGGTGACGCACATGAAAGACCTGAACAAGGCCGCACTGGAAGGCGCGATGACGCGCAGCAAAGCCGACTACGTGCGGGACGTGAAGCAAGGCGAGGATTGGACGCTGCACCTTGCGGACTGCGTGGAGGTGGCACGCGAGCAGGCAGACGAGTCCATCGATTTCAGCGTTTATTCGCCGCCGTTCGCTTCGCTATACACCTACTCGAACAGTGACCGCGACATGGGCAACTGCGCCGACGACGATGAATTTTTCGAGCAGTACCGCTTTCTGATCCGTGAGATTTACCGTGCCACGAAGCCGGGACGCCTGACCAGCTTTCACTGCATGAACATGCCGACCACGAAAACACACCACGGCCATATCGGCATTCGTGACTTTCGCGGGGATCTGATTCGGGCGCATCAGGCAGAGGGCTGGTTATACCATTCGGAAGTATGCATCTGGAAAGACCCGGTAACGGCGATGCAGCGCACCAAGGCTCTCGGGCTGCTGCATAAGCAACTGAAAAAGGATTCCTGCATGTCGCGGCAGGGCGTGCCTGATTACCTCGTGACCATGCGCAAGCCTGGGGACAACCCGCAGCGCGTCACGCACACGAACGAGACTTTCCCGGTGCAGGAGTGGCAGAAGATCGCCAGCCCGGTCTGGATGGATATCAACCCATCGGACACGCTGCAATTCCGCTCAGCACGCGAGCATAACGACGAGCGGCACATTTGCCCGCTGCAATTGGAAGTTATCCGCCGCGCAATGCGCATGTGGTCAAATCCTGGCGACTTGGTATTCAGCCCGTTCACCGGCATCGGTAGCGAGGGATTCATTGCCTTGCAGATGGGCCGCAAGTTTCTAGGGGCAGAATTGAAGCGCAGCTACTACGAGCAAGCCTGCCGCAATCTCAGCATGGCGAAATCGGAGCAGGGCGGATTATTCGCTGCCGCTGGTGACGAACCGGAGGCCGCTTAATCATGGCTCGTTACGGCAACACGCATCGCGGTGGCGCTCCGTTCGGAGAATCGCACGCACGCGCAAGGCTGACCGATGCGCAGGTCCAAGAAATGCGCCGTGAATACTTGCCATATGTTCGCGGGTATCAATACCTTGCCGGCAAGTTTCAATGCGGAGTCAGCACGGCGCGGGACATTTGCAACTACTTTACGAGGCCGGTCAAATGATACTCAGACACATGCAAGCGTTCGCAAAGTGGCACCGAGCCGAAGTCACGCAGGACAACTGGCAGCAAGCCTGGGCGATGGCATGGATGATAGCCGCTGCTCTTGGCGTGCTGCTGTGCCTGTTCGCGGGGCTGGTTGGGGCGGATTACATTTTTAATGTGGGAGGGTGAGATGACTGACTATCAGATGACCGCATTGCGTTTCCCGTGCTACTTCGCAACGGAGACAGCGCATCCGCGATTCGCGCACCGCATTACTGGTGGCTCGCTTGTGATGACGATCAACAGCGGTTACGAATGAATAGAGTCAGGATTCGGCGGACCCGTGTGGCACGCCTCAGTAATGCTAATGCGAACTACCGGCGCAGAGGAAACGGCACGGCGCATGCTGGAAGGCGTTGGAGACTCAACGCTAGGCGAGTGGGTGACAAAAATGAATGCTGTTCATGTCAGGCGCAGGCTGTCAATTCAAGAGGCCATTGCGGCGGGGCTTGCGATGCGTGACTTGCGCAATACCGAAGAAGGGTCGGATCGGATGAAGAAACTATTACAGCAAGCTCCGGCACTCAAGGCGCATGCAATACAGATTGGAGAATGGGCATGCTAACCGCATGGCTCAAACGAAAGCAGATCGCAAAGGTGGACGAGCACATCTACGTGCTAACCGACCAGCGGGACTCGGCAATCGCAGGGCTGGCGTTTTACGAGGCACGGCGCAGGCAGTTGCAGGCGGAACTGTTTGCGCAGGCTGATCCGCGTCAGATGATTGATGCATCT